GTAGCTGTTATGGGCAGCAATGGTAAAGCTATCGTTGTAGGCTTGCATCTTGGTAAGCAGAGAAATGTTGGTATAGCCATGCAGATCACCCAGGAGTCTCTCAATGAGTTCATAAACGCTGTTGATTGTTTTGGTACCCAAAGCTCTAGCGACACATTCCCTCTTAAGTACGAGAGGGTTGATTGTCAACCAACGCCCCATCCTCTCACTAAATTGAGAAGAGCACCTCTCTACGATTGGGCCAGAGATTTGGATCTAGATGGTCAGCCATTCGGCGAATGTCTCAAGATTCCAGCTAGGCTCAGACCGCACACAGTAGGTGACACCACAGTCAACCCTATGTACAATGCCATTTCTCACTTCAAGCAAGTCAAATTTGATGCAATACCAATATCAGAACAGACCAAGTCCTGGTGGCGGAACTTGTACCCTCGAATAGACAACCCTCGCAATCTCACGGATGACGAGATGTATAATGGATCTCCAGAGTTGAACTATAATTGTGTCAATTACTCCACATCTCCAGGCTACCCTTTTAATAAGCGAGGGGGGCCTGGAAAGAGTGCGTGGATCATCAAAGATGAGGTCACTGGTCGTATGACGCCGACTCAGGATTTAACCGACGCTGTATCACTACTTGAGGATTCTTTCCTTAGAGGTGAAGACAGGGAGGTTCTTTTTCTTGATTGTCTCAAAGATGAGACACGACCTCGTGGCAAGGGTGCTCGAACCATCGGTGCTGGTCCGATCGACTACACCTTGTTGGGTCGAAAATACCTTGGTCACATGATATCCTACGTACAGGACAAGTGTGCCACCCACCCAATATCTGTAGGGATTAACCCACACAGCCTTGAGTGGACGATGTTAGCCAACAAAGCCACAGCATTCAATGGTTCTGTAGTGTCTGGGGATTTTTCTAAATTCGACAGGAATGTCCCCACCTCAGTGTCGGAGGTTGCGGCTGACTTGATCAATGAATGGTACAATGATGGCCCAGTCAATGCCACGGCTCGGAAGCTCATACTTAGCAAGAGTTACGAAGCCACTCACATTTGTGAGGGCAAGGTGTACAAAACAGTTGACACGACAGCCAGTGGTGAACCTGCCACAGCGTTTAATAATTCTGTTAAGAATTGTCTAATGCTGCACACTGTGCTAACAGTGGGCCTTAAGCTCACTAACACACAGTTTTGGTTCTTTTGTTACGGTGATGATTTTATATTGTTCACCGACATACCTGATCTTCGTGTTTCTGATCTTGTCCCCCACTTTAAGGAAATGTTCGGTATGACCCTCACGCACTTCTCTAAACAAGAGGTGGACCCAATTGACAGTATATCCACAGTCAGTTACCTAGGTAGACGCTTCGTTCTTATGCAAGGCGTTTACAAGGCCCCCCTATCTATGCACACCATCATTGAGATGATGTACTGGATGAGGGGAAAGGATAGAAAGATTGACATCTTTCTGTCAACATTGCAGTGCTTTTATCTTGAGCTCTCGCATTATGACAAAGACACATTTGAATACTGGACTCGTGCCATTGCAGACTGTGTCAAGTCTCACAAAGATAGTGACATCTCTTCCCTCCACTCAGCTGTCGTTAAGGCAAGACATGATTGGTGGTATTACCATAGGGGGATGTACACTAGAGAGTATGCCGTGGATTTTTCCGACATCACTCTTTACTATGGTTCCAAATAGTTGGAGAACTATAACCTTTTTGCAATTATTATATCCTGAAACGATTAAAGCAAGCCGCAACACGGAGTTTACCGAACGTGCTGTTAATGACACTGATGTATCACAAGACGTCAGAATAGGTAACTATGAGGAAACTGGTCCCATATCTGAGACTGCTGTCACAGACGAGGTCTACCAGGAGCCTTACCGCTCTGCTAATATGGAGACATACGACATAAACAGAGCACTCAACAGAGAGTACCCACTGACGACTATCAGTTGGGACACCTCACAAATATCCGGCACAAAGCTTGGCAACAATAGTTTTCCGGAGTCCCTCTTCAACAAATCTTTCATTGCAGATAAGATCAAGGACTTCAGACTATTTCGAGGTGGTGTCAGGCTCACTGTCCGTATCACATCAAACAAGTTTTTGTATGGTAAGATTATGGTCACTTACGAGCCTTCACCCCAGACCAATGCATACACGGCCGATGCCGCCACACTGCATTCTGGATCTGGTTTCCCGCACATTATTGTCTCTGCAAGTGCATCTGAGGCTGCGGTTTTTGATGTTCCGTTCATATCTAAGAAGAGATTCTTGGACTTAAATGATTTTCTCAATAATGAGATAGGCATATTCAGGTATTTGGTGCTCAACCCACTCACTGATGTGAATGGCGGTGCCGCTGATACTGCCCAGATATTCATCACAGCCCAATTTATTGATGCTGAACTTATGCTCCCAAGGAGTACTGAAGATACAGCTGCCGCCAAGGCCACTGTTGGCAAAATTGCCCAGAACATCTTCGAAACTCAGAGCAAAGTCACTAAGGTTAAGAACCCTGAAGGCGAGAAGAAATCTGCCCAAGGCACTATATCTTCAACCCTAGAAGTATTGGCCCCATTAGCCGGTCTCGTAGGGACAATGCCACTCGCTGCCCCTTACGCAGACACCTTTTCTGTGCTGGCTAGCACTGGAGCATCCGTCGCCAAGATGTATGGCTTATCCAAGCCCACAACTGAGGCCATGACGCAAGTCGGCAAGATTAACCCGTTTTCGGACATCGCATCTGGTAAGGGTATCGATACAGGCATAAAGCTTGCTATGGACCCTGAAAACCAAATCTCCACCAAACCTATTGTTGGAGGTATTTCAGCGGACGAAATGGAACTGCGACACATCGCCGGAACACCCATGTTAACGCGAGTTGTCAGTTACCTCCCAAATTCATCCTCCGCCCAGATTGCCACCACTAGTCCCTTCGATGACAACATGTGCTTTGTCGACTTTCTTAGCAGAAATTTTGCATACATATCGGGATCGTACAAGTACAAGGTATACATTACTGCCTCCAACTTTCACACAGTTAGAGGCGTTTTCTGGCTGTCAGACACATCTGCTAACTCTGATTGGGCTGACTGTTACCACAAGGTTGTTGATATTCAGGGTGACACCGAGGTTGACTTCACAATTCCTTATTGTGGAGCCCCCATATCCGAACCAACCCAGAACACAGACGTCTTCTCCGTCTACTTTAAGATCATCACTTGGTCGCAACCTGATGCCGCCATTTCTGCTCCCATCGCACTTAATGTTTACAAGGCTGCAGGGTCTGACTTCCGTTTTGGGGGTCTCAAGGAAAAAGTTTTCACTGTTCAGTCCAACCCAAGAGCAGATTTTGCTGCAGTCTTCGAACCATTTGAGCCCAGCATGACTGGCTACGTCCACGATGGCTTGTTGTATGGTGAGGAGTACAAAACCCTTCGAGAGGTTGTTCATAGGTATTGTGCTGTGAAACAAACTGCAACGGACACCTCAGTCCCTGCATATGATGGTCGAGGTAATTTTGCCGCCAACAAATTTTGCGGTTTGCAGCTCTTCGGTCTAATGTTCAGATTCTTCCGAGGCTCCACGAGGTTCAAGATTGTCAACAAAACCCCCACAAAATTGATGTCTTGTTACCTCAGTGACTCAGATCAGAGCGCCACATACTATGGTACTGGTATCACCAGTTCCACCAACCCGCTTCTTGAGATAGAGGCACCTTACTATACCAACAATGCTTTCTTGGACACGACACCATATAGCAATGATGGTCGAGTTGTCAACTTTGCTGCAACAGATTCCTTTCTGTTTACGGCAGCAGGGGATGACTTCTCTTTCCACTTCCTCCGTGGCCCCCCAGTCGGCACTTTTGAATCGACGCTACCTGCAGGATCTGGTGTTGCTGGTTTCCAGACATACGTTAATTCGTAAGCCCCCAGCAACTGGTGGTTATTCTTGATTCCACCTACCACACGACTTATAGTCGGCCGGTCTCCTACGTGTTAGTCACAGA